CATTCTCGCTTCTTCTAAATTTTGTAAGAAGTTCATCTGCATATTACATGTACTTTTGCATAAAGACAGAACCGATCTTATGATAGTCTTTACTATCTACAAAATCATGCAAATGCCTGCTTTGTTGTAAATCTCTTGTGAAGCGCATTTTCATCTGTGGCTTCATGCCTTCTGCACGTAATAGTTTGCGCAATTCGTGTGCTTGGTTAGAATCCACTTCAATGGTTTCTCCGTCATCAGTTTTAACAGTGTTTAGTGGTGTAGGATTAGATTGACTGTCTATTATTTTACCTAGTTGGTCAAATATTGATTTTTGTTTAAACCCTTCTTTGTCTCCATCATCATCTTTGTCTAGTTCCATGCCGTGGTTGCCTAGGTCAAAATTATCATCACCGTATGCTTCACCTAATAATTCTTTAATCTTCATCGTTTTCTCCTAACGTGCTATTGATCTGTTTGCTTTTGTAAAGTATCCTCGTGATACTAGTTTTATATCGCCCTTTGGATGCGTCATTACATACCCTTCGCCACCATCGCCGTGTGCTTCTGGTGAAACAGGTCCGTGATCCCCAATTGATGCTTTAACATCTGCATCATGTGAATCAAATTGATTAATAATTTTATCTTTAATCTTCATAATACCTTCCACAACACGCCACATTGCTTCATAAGCACCTTTGTTTTGTCCTAGGTATTCAGCTATCCTTTGTTGTTTAACACCGCTAACCTTACTTGTTTTAAGCCAGTTATAAAATCCTGCTGCTGGGTTGTTCATGCCTGTGTCTACTGTACTATTTAGATAAGTGTAAAATATTTGTGGCAAGTCTTTCATTTTTAGTTCTGTTAGTTTGTTTGTATCTAACATTTGATCTATGGCCGCTGCGTTCTGTGACACTGTTCCTTTTAAGACATTAATGTCTTCATCTTCTATTGTTGCTGCCTTTGAAACAGTAACACTTGGAACTATAAACACTTCTGTGCCTTGCATGTCGAGTGGCGGTACAGGACTAGGTGTTCCGGCTTCATCTAACAATCTGTGAACCACAACACCTGTAGTTGACTGTGCTATACGCTTGCCTAGATCACTGTTAACATCTACTTTATATGTAACAATGTTAGGAGTAAATGTAAATCGACCATCAATAACTTCTGGCGTAGTGTAGTATAACAAGTCTCCTAGTAAGTAACCTCTAAAGTCTTTAGGAGTTGCTTTTTCATACTGATCAAAGATAGTTTTCATACTACCAGCAAATGCTATACGCTTTGGATCTTCTCTGTTCTTGCCGCCACTGCGACTTAGTAAATTGTTTGCAAGTTCATCTCCGCTTGTTGCACGTTCGACTCCTTTTGCCTTAACAAATCCGCTTTTGTCTGTGAGTATAAACTCTCCAGCTTCATTGCGTCCAAACACAATAGCAGGTGACCCGTCCCATTTAATAGTAACGTCTGTGTGTCCGCCTTGCTCTAAAGCCTTTAATGATTCTAACGCACGTACTGCTCCTTTAGAACCTTCCCAAAAGATTATGTCCTCTGCATGATCAATGCGGGCACCTTCTTTAAGGACCGGCTTGTCTGTTTGTATGAACTCGTAAAACCTCATATCATTCTCACACTAGTTAAATTTAATCCTGCTAGTTCTTTAATTCTATCTAATTGTTTGACAGCTACAGACTCAGGTAGGCCTTTGCCTGCCTTGGCCATTGTTTCTTTCCACGGAGCAACAAGCTCTTCGTAGTTTGGATCGTTCTTGAGTACTGCAAACATACTTTCAACTGTATGTGTATCAGTTTCTTTTGCGGTTGGCCCTAATAGTATCTTTGCAATTTCATCCCAATCGTCTGCAACAACAGCATCTCCATTGTTAGGGTCAACAATACCTTTTGTAGGACTAAACTTATATCCGCGGCCTCTTGCTAGACTTGATAGCAATATTGCTCTGTCAGCACCTGTGTAATTCTCTGTTCCACCACGCTTGGCTCCACGCTGTAGAGCAGGATTATCTGTAAGCATAAAGTCTGTTTGAACAAAGCCGTTTTTAACTTCACCTCTGATCGGGGTTTTAAAATGTATTTGAAGTCCTGCGTTAGCAACCCAGCCTTGTGTAAAAGTTCTGCCCTTGTTCATAATTTCTAAATCAGGTATGCCTTGCTTTTGACACCAAGCAGTAAGTTTTGCAACTATTTCTTCCTTAGGCAATTCTCTTACATCAACATTAAGATCTAAATCACCTGATGAATTCTCTTCAAACGTTCCATCTTCTTTTGTCTTCTTGCCTGTTGTACCAAGTTTATCTTCGTCAACAAACTTAAATCCAAATGTAGCATTGATCCAATCTATTGTTGGCTGTACATCAACTGTAGCAATACGCTGTGTTAATGGAATGACTTCCTCGCCTTCAACTTTTTTGAATATGTTTCCGCCTTCTAATAATTTATTTCTCATTTATTTTTGCTCTCAATAACTTTAGTCATGCCACGTTTGAACTTACGAGGATCACCACTCTTAATACTATTAAGGAATCTGCGTTCTAACTCGTTAGCAGTTTCTGCATCATAATTCTTATTAATATTATTAATTAAATTAATTGAACTGTTTATTATATTGTTTGCTGTTGTCTCTATCAAACGGTCTTGATCCTTGCCTAAGCCTAGATTATTCAGTTCGTCTAAGATGCTTCTGGTTTGTTTTTTCATTACACGCTTTCCTATACATTGTATTTACCGTATATAAAATAAATATTACTACATAACGGAGGACAACAATGAGCATAACAACACTAAATTTTAACGAACGGTCTTTACTATTCGCACGACTTTCTTCTATAGCATATTATAACGTCAAAGAAGCAACAAGTCAAGCGAAACGGTTAGGTTTCACTACTACTGAGTTTTACCAAAAGGACGGCGCACAGGCATATCGTTTTATGAACAAGCACGATCTAGTCATTGCGTGTCGAGGAACTCAACCATCTGAGTTTAATGATATTAAAGCAGACTTAAAAGCAGTACCGGTAATAGCTGAAACGGTATCAAGAGTACATCGAGGTTTCAAAGCTGAGGTTGACGAACTATGGCCAATGATCATAGAAGATATTAATCGTAAAGCAAACTTAGGCAAGACGCTTTGGTTTTGCGGTCACAGCCTAGGAGCAGGAATGGCAACTATCATGGCAAGCCGTTGCAAATACCATGAAGAACTAAACGATCCAGTTGAACTGTTTACATACGGATCACCTCGAGTAGGTTGGAAAGGTTATTGCAATAGCTTAAATGTTGTGCATCATAGATGGAGAAACAATAATGACATCGTCACTACTGTTCCTCTTGCTATTATGGGATACACACATCACGGTACTCAGCATTATATTAATGCTTATGGCCAAGTACGTAATCCAAGTGGATGGCAACTGTTTAAAGACAAGTGGCGCGGTATTTGGATGGGACTGAAGCAAGGTAAAATAGATAGCTTTAGTGATCATTCAATGGTTGAGTATATCAAACACTTAGAGGCATACGCTCTAAGTAAATAGCGGAATACTAAAACTTATTTTAATCCTGCTAGTTTAAGATTTAATATAAAGTTTTCTACTAACAGTTTAACAATGATGGCGCCATCTGTCAGGTGATGCCTTTCCATATCTAAAACATGAGTTGCCATCATAACATACGCCTGTTCTTCTGTTATCTTTAATCCGTGCCACTCAATAGGATCTTCTTCAGATGCAGCCTTGGCCAGTATTACTAAATTACGGATCGCCTCGTCGTCTACTTCAAACATATCAGTCATGTTGTTAATCCCACAAATTTTCGTAGTACTTACCAAACAGTTTGAAACCGTTTGACATTCGTTTTTGATGTGCGTTACGACCTTTACGGTCTTCCCATACAAGTTTAAGACCAAAAAGACTTTCAGTATCGCTCTTTTCCTTTTCTTCTGGGGTAGCGTCTTTATACTCGTAAAAGTCACCTTCCCAATCATCACGGCACTTTTGATTAAACGCCCAAATCATTTCGTCTAGGATCCAATCCCAACGCTTAAAATGATTGTCGTCGGTGTCCCAACTGTTCTTCTTAGTTGGGGCACTAGTACTACGCAATTCTTTTGGCACGTCTTTATCGTCAGTACAAGGAGCACCGTGTTTAGTAGCTTTTAATTGTGCAAGCATAGGCAGGACAATATGTGCAAGGGTGTGATCCATACTCCAAGTGTCCCAACGATCAATGTGTACTTTAACTTTTTGTGTACGTCTATCAAACCATATCCAGTTAAACACGTCGTATACACTTTGTATACCATCGTCGATTGCTTCTAGTACATGATCTTCATACGACTGATTGCCTTCCATACCATTGTAGCCATACTTCTTATTCATATGGTTGCTGTGTATGTTACAAATCAATCTGCTAGTGTATCCGCTTATTTTAACTTTCATGAGATACTTTTCCTTACCATTGCAACTTTTTGTTCCTCTGTCCATTCACGAAGATAATCATTATCTCTATCGAACAAGGCAAGCATTTCTGTTTC